TGGAATCTTAGGGTCCCGGTACCCCAAATTTCGCGATTCCTGTGTGGGTGATACATCCCGAATCGCGTCACAACTTTGCCCGGTAAAATACCCGACTAATACACTCCGAGACTTCTCCGAACCTCCTCTCCGCCCTCCAATACATCTACATATCCGCGCCTCCACAACTAATAATCCCTTTTCCCCCACCTGAAAAATCCTAAAATTCCTACACTATTGACACATACACCCTTTACTTTTAAAATCAGCTCCCATGCGGTAGTTATCCCCCGAACCGTAAATCTCTTGACTCTCCTCGCCTTTTGCCTTTACACTTATTGATTATGCAATCCCCAAAACTCTTATCTACGCCGGTGACGGACGTTATCGAAATGAACAATAAAGTTTATTTCCGTGCGAATCTCTATTCATTTATTGATGAGAGCAGGAACTTGGTTACTGTGGACCTCGTCTCGGGGGATATTCTCAATAAGAAAACTGATATTATCAATAACATATCCAAAGGGGTTATTGAGGCCTGTAATTCTTATGAGGGTAAGATCTATTTATACTCTGAAGATATGAAGAATATTATTTACGCGCTTATGTGTGAGGGCAACTCACTGACTAAAATATCTCAAATGCCTGGGATGCCTACTATGTCTACTATTGCTCGTTGGCGTCACGAGTACCATGAATTCGAATCGCTGATCCGTAGAGCGAAGAAGGTACGGGCGGAGCTGTACGCGGATTTAATTCATGATTCTTTGACGGATACGAGAGAGATTGATTCAAGGCAGGTATCAGGGGAGCGTCTTTGGTTTGATAAAGTTAAGTATTTGGCGGAGAAGAACGATCCGGATACTTATGGGAATAGGCAGATGTTGGTGGGCGATAGAGCGGCACCGGTTTCTTTTTTGATTGATACGGGTGTAAGAGACGCGGACGATTACAAAGCGGCCGGAGTGGATTCTAATTACATTGAGGTTATTCCTGACGAAACAATAGTTAATACTGAGGAGTGTGAATAATGAGATCTTCTGAAAGAGTGTTGGACAAGAACGGTAGTTTTGTATTCGTAGAGAATGCTGAGATCACTAACGAAGCATCGGAGTTTAATAAACTGAAGGAGACTCTCGTCTCGCGGACCGCGGCCCTAAAGGACCAGCAGTTTTTGAATAAGGAGTTAACGTTAGAGATATCTAAGCTGAAGGGGCAAATAGACCAGATTCGTAAAGAGGTTACTGAGGCGAACGATACCCTTCTTAGTTTTAATCCTGATAAAAAAAGAAATAAGTAATGGCGGTTTCGCTTAAGACTGGGTATGTCCCTCGCCCTTTGCAGAGGATACTCCACGCTTCGATGAAGCGTTTCAATGTTATTGTAGCGCACCGTCGTTTTGGGAAGTCTGTTTTTACGATTAATCACATTTTGCATAAAGCGCTTAAGTGTTCTCATACTAATCCTCAGTATGCTTATATAGCTCCTACTTACAAGCAGGTGGAGATGATTGCTTGGGAGTATATGAAGGAATACACAAAGAAGATGCCTGGGGTTAAATACAATAACCAAAAACTGACTGTTACGATTGATCGTCCTTCTCGTCCTGGTGGTGGGGAGAAGGATAAGGTTAAGATTATGCTCTTGGGGGTTGAGAATAAAGACTCGCTTCGGGGGTTATATTTAGATGGGGCGGTGTTGGATGAATACGCCCAGTATGACCCTACAGTATGGTCCCAGATCTTACGTCCTGCTTTATCTGATAGGTTGGGGTGGGGGATTTTTATTGGGACTCCTAATGGCAGGAATGACTTCTATAAGAAGTATATAATAGCGAAGACGTCCCCTGATTGGTATGAAGTGCTTCTTGACGGTGAGAAGACGGGGGTACTTCCTCCTTCAGAGCTAGCGGATCTAAAGCGGACTATGAGCGACGAGGATTATGAGCAAGAGATTAGGTGTAGTTTTAATTCTGGTGGTCGGGGATCATATTATGGAAGTTTTCTCACTGCTGCTGAAGACCAGGGAAGAATTACAGACGTCCCTTATAATCCTGCTTATCCTGTTGATACGTACTGGGATTTGGGGATTAGCGATTCGTGCGCTATTTGGTTTAGGCAGAGACTTCCTGGCGGAAAATTAAACTATATTGATTACTATGAAGAGACGGGTAAAGGCATTAAACACTATGCTGACGAGATAAGAAAGAAGAGTTATTCGTTCGGGAGGCATGTTTTGCCTTGGGATGCGAACACTAAAGAGCTGGGTACAGGAGTTACTGTTTCGGAGGTACTCCGTGGACACGGATTTCGGCACGAGATCCAAAAAAGACAGAGCGTACAGAATCGGATAGAGGCCTCACGCTTAATGCTTCCTATAAGCTATTTTGATACAATCAAGTGCGAATGGTCCCTTGATGCCCTGAGGAACTACACCAAGGTATGGGACGAACAGATTCAGGCATTTTCGAGGACGCCTAAGAAAGATTGGACTTCCCACGCTGCTGATAGTTATGGGTATTCTGCTTTTGATACCCGACCTAGTTCTTTTGCTAATGACTACGGGAAAGACTTGCAGAGACAAGCTATGGGCGATTACAATGAATTAGGAGATTAATTATGAGTAGTGGTGGTGGCGGAATTTCGGAGACGTTTTCTGGGATAGCTAATAGTATCGCCAAGCCTGCGACTAATTTGGCCAAGGGGCTAGGGGTTAAAGGTGTAGCTGCTGATGTATTCGGTGGGCTTTTTACAAGCGGTGGGAATCCTATATTTGGGCTTATGGCAATAGATAGAGAGAGGAATATCCGCGAAGCGAGAAAGCAGGCAGAAGGTGATGAATCTTCTAGACAGCGCTTTAATAATGATATTTTCAATCAAGTACAGGCATTAGGTGGGGATTTGGCCCAGAAGCAGAATGAAGGACTTGATCCAGAAGCGTTTAAGTTTTCTGGTAATGATCCTAGACAACAACAACTGGAGCAGCTTGTTAGTGCTTTTGGGGCCCGACAATCACAGATTAAACAAAGCAAGTTTCAGCCTGGGTCAGTACAGACTCGGCTGACCTTAATGGGATAAAAAATGAAAGGCGATATACTTAAGGACAAGGCCTCCAAGATTTTGAAGATTCACAATCAGATGGAGGGAGGGAGAGTTAATTGGGATCAACACTGGTATGAGTGTGCTAAATACCTTATCCCACGCAAGGACGACGTTTATGGCTACATGGTGGCCGGTGAGAAGAAGGGTAATACTCTCTATGACTCAACTGGAATCATTGCTAATGAGCTTTTGGCCTCAGCTTTACACGGTATGCTTACTAATCCTTCTATTCAGTGGTTTGACCTTACTACTGGTATCGATGAAATTGATAAGAATGAGAAGGTACGTCTTTGGTTACAAAAAGCTGTAAAGGTTATTCATCAAACTTTAAATAATTCAAATTTTCAACCGGAAATACATGAAGTTTACATTGATCAAGGAGCGCTTGGGACAGGGATTCTTAGGATTGAGGAGGATGACGAGCTGGATGTTCGTTTTCATGCTCGTCCTATTTATGAGCACTATATTAAAGAGAACTTCAAAGGCTTCATTGATACAGTTTCGAGAAAGCTTAAGGAAGATGGTCGTCAAATTCTACAAGAATATTCGTTAGAAATGATTAAAGCACAATTAACTGATCACGATATTGGTAAAATACATGAGATGCACGATCAAGAGGTTATTCATTTAGTTTTACCTCTAGAAGACGCTAAATTTCACGGGATAGTACCTAGTGGGAAACAATTCCCGTTCCCTTCATTTCATGTGATGAAATCAAATGGAATTTTGTTAAAAGAGGGCGGCTTCGAGGAGTTTCCTTACGCTGTTCCTCGTTGGTCTAAGGTTACTGGTGAAAGCTACGGTCGCGGGCCTGGTATGAAGTCTCTTCCTGATGTTAAGATGATCAATGAGATGATGAAGGCCACGATTCGAGGAGCACAGAAGGTAGTAGATCCTCCTTTACAAGTTCCTGATGACGGAATGGTTATGCCTCTTCGTACTGTTCCTGGTGGGATTAACTATTATCGTGCTGGTTCTGCTGATCGTATTGAGCCTCTTATTACTCAAGCGCGAATCGATATAGGTTTTGAAGTAATGAACGATGTACGTAAACGCATACGAGAATCATTCTTTATTGACCAACTGCAATTGAATGAGGGACCTCAGATGACCGCTACTGAAGTTCTTCAGCGTACAGAGGAGAAATTGCGTTTAATGGGGCCTGTTTTGGGCCGTCAACATTTTGAGTTACTTAAACCTTTGATCAATCGTGTTTTCGGTATTTTAGCTCGTAAAAATAAACTTCCTGAGAATCCTCCACAAGAACTGAAGGAAATAAAGCTTAATGTTCAATATTCTTCTATGATTGCTCGAGCTCAGAGGACTTCTGAAATAGAGAACTTGAATCGTGCTATGCAGGCGGTAGGGCCTATTGTTCAGATGGACCCTTCAATTATGGACAATATTAACGGGGATGAGTATCTTAAATACGTTGGAAATATATTCAATGTACCTCAAGAGTTATTTAACTCTGAGAAAGAGGTGGCCAGTATTAGACAATCAAGACAAGAGCAGGCCCAAAAACAGCAGCAGCTTCAAGAGCAAAATATACAGGCGGATAGCATGAATAAGGTAGCGCCTGCTTTAAAACAAGTGCAGTAAAAAATGAGTTTATTTAAAAAACGGGAAAAACTAGCTTCTATTGTAGTAGATTACAGGAAAGTCTTTGCCTCTGAAGAGGGCAGGAGCGTTCTACTTGATATTGTAAAGAGGGGGCATTTCTTTGCTACTTCTTATAATGGCAATGTAAACGATATGCTTTTTCGTGAAGGTGAACGGAATATAGTCAATCAAATTCTCTTATTACTAGACCAAGATCCTATGAAGATATTAGAAGAAATCAAGAAACAAGAAAAAAAGGAAAGGGAATATGATGATTAAATTTTTGGCTCAGATGTTAAGATTAGTAAATAACTCTATTGGAGCCACCGGGCTTATGGGGGACTTTACTAATGAAAGCGATAAAACTGGGGCACCAGATGCTAACGGAGGCAATCCTCCAGCTAGTACAGGAGTTGGAGAAACAAAACCAGCATCTACAGTTAATAGTATTGGAAACGCCATCAAGATTAATTTTCCTGATGGTCTAGAAGATATTATTAAAAATGACCCTAGTTTAAAAGTTTTCATTGACGATGAGAAAGGCGATATCAACTACGCTAATTTGATTAAAAGCTATGTACATGCTCAGAAGAAGATTGGAGCAGATAAGGTTGTTATCCCAGGTAAAAACGCTACTGATGTTGAGTGGAGCGAATATTATAATAAGCTTCGTGACCCAGATCAAACTAAATACGATTTCCAGGCAGAGTTACCTGCTGGAGTAGTTCTTGATGAAACTCTATTTAAAGACTTCAAAGCAATGGCACATAAGAAGGGCCTTACTACTTCTCAAGCTAAGGGACTCTTTGACTGGTATAACAAATTCTCCTCTGATGCTTATAATGGGCATAATGCTACAGCTCAAGAAGAACATAAAGGGCTAGTTGAGAATCTTAAACAAGAGTGGGGCACTAAGTTTAAAGACAATATAGTGCTAGCTAAGCGTGCGCTTAAGGAATTCGCTGATGAAGGTATGGTAGAGTACTTTGATAAAAAAGGCTTTTTAGAAGACCCTATCTTTACTAAATTTTGCAATAAGGCGGCGGCGGTTTACAAAGAAGACACATTCGCTCAAGAAGCTAGGGGATCTTTTGGTTATTCTAAAGATGAGGCGGAGAGAAAATACAAACAGATTTTAGGTGATATGAATGGGGCTTACTATAATGGCGGGCATCCTGATCACTCTAATATAGTTAAGGAAGTAACTAAACTGATAACTATTGCATCAGGGGACTTTGAAAACGCTTGACGCGGTTTTGATTTCCTCTTAGCATATTAATAGGTTTACTTGGATAATCGATTAATCGACCCTTTTAAAGGTAATACCAGGAAGACCCTCTTTTGGGGATAATCTTACCGAAAAATAAAACATTTTTTAGTATGAAAGTTCACAAATGGAGGACACATGTCTAGTCAAATTCCTACAGCGTATGTAAAACAATACAGCGCTAATGTATTTCATCTTTCTCAACAAATGGCTTCTCGTTTACGCCCAGCTGTTCGTAACGAATCTCAAAGTTCTGATTCAGCTTACTGGGATCGTATTGGAGCAGTAACTGCTGTTCGTAAGACCAGCCGCCATTCTGATACTCCTCAAATTGATACTCCTCATAGCAGACGCCAAGTTACTATGAATGACTATGAATATGCTGATTTGGTCGACAAGCAAGACAAATTGCGCACAATCATGGACCCAGAAAATCAATATGCTAAAGCCGCTATTATGGCCATGGGACGCGCAATGGATGACGAAATCATTGCTGCTGCTCTTGGTAGTGCTTACGGTGGTGTGAGTGGAGCTACTGCTGTAGTTCTTCCTACTACTCAGAAAGTAGCTGCTTTTGACGGCTCTACTACTACTGGTGTTAATCTTAACGTTAAAACTCTTAGAGCTGTAGCTCAGAAACTTGACGCTGCTGAAGTTGATCCTTCAATTGCACGTTTCTTTGCTTTCAGTGCTTCTCAGAAAGCTTCTCTACTTGCTGAGACTGAAGTCACTAGCAGCGATTTCGCTATGGTAAAAGCTTTGGTTGACGGAAAAGTTGATACTTTCATGGGATTTAAGTTTCTTCATACGGAAAGACTTCCTCGCTCTAGCACTAATATTACCTATACAGTAACTAACGGAGTTACTGGTGCCGGTACTGGTACACTTTCTGCTGCTAACAGCAGACGTTGTATTGCTTGGGCACAGGATGGACTTCTTCTTTCTGTTGGACAAGATGTACTAGCTAGAATCAGCGAAAGATCAGACAAGTCATACTCTATGCAGGTGTACGCTTGTTTATCTCTAGGTTCTACTCGTATGGAAGAAGAGAAAGTAATTGAAGTTATTTGTTCAGAGTAATTAAAACAGGGGAGCTAGCCTCCCCTTAAATTTTTAAGGAGTACTTATGGCCACTATTTATGGGGTATATCACACTGACGCTTATATCGATGTCCCTGCTAACGCAGTAGACGCTTCTTTATGGCATGGTGGATCTCGTCGTCTTTATGACGAATATGTTCTTGTCGGCGAAGCTTCGATAGCTGATGTAGTTAAACTTTTCAAACTTCCTTCAGGCGCTCGCGTACACAATGCTAGATTTGTAGCTCCTTCTGACGGAACTACTGGTCAATGGGATATTGGTTGGGAGCTAAATGAAGCTGGTGACGCTGCTGATGCTGACGGCTTTATCGCTGGAGCCTCTGCCGATACTGGTGCAGGCGCTGTAGATTTTAAAATGCTTGCTACTCGTCCAGGCTGGAACAAGAAGTTTGGCGCTGAAACTCAAGTAGTACTTACTTGTCTTGAGGCGACTACTGCTTCTGTTGGCGACACTTTGAAGCTAGAAGTTCTATATACTGTAAACTAAGTTCTTCCTGCGTGTTTTTGGTGGATAGGGGGCGTATGTCCCCTATTTTTTAGGGGGAAGAATGGCCACAAGTAGTTTAGAAATTTGTAATATTGCTCTATTAAAAATAGGAGCGGACTCTATAACCGCTCTCTCTGATGCTAATAAAAGAGCGCGTCTTTGCACTCTTCTTTATGACTTCATGAGAAAGAAGTTACTAAGAGCGCATCCCTGGAATTTTGCTATTAAGAGATCTTTTCTTCAAAAAGTCACGGATACTTCTACTTCAGTAAATGATGGAACGGATATATTTACTTCAGCAGCAGCATTAAACTCTGTGACAGGGGATACGGCCACTGTAACTTTGACCAGTGGAACTATTCCTTCAGGTATTTCTGAAGACTCTACTTACTACATAATTAAAACAGGAACCTCAGCTTTTAAATTAGCTGAGACTCAGGCCTCTGCCCTTGCTGATACGGCAATAGATATTACTGCTAATGGTGTTTTTAATATCTCATTAAACATCGGCGCTCCTTTTGGATATTCTCAAAAGTTTACCCTTCCTACTGACTACATAAGAGCAGTAAAAGAGGAAGACAAGAACCGCGAATGGAAGAAAGAAGGAAGTTTTATTCTTTCAAACGATTCAGATTTTAACCTTGAATATATTTATAATGTTACTGATACCACAACTTTTGACCCTAGTTTCGATGAGCTACTTGCCCACTTAATTGCCATTGAATTAGCTTTTCCTCTTAATCAATCTCAGACTTTAAAAGATCGTTTGCTTGATGAATGGAAAAACTTTTCTCTTAAAGATGCTAGATCTTTTGATGCCCAAGAAGGCACACCTGACGACCTAGAGACTAATCTTTGGCTTAATTCGAGGTTATAATGGGAAAATATAGATATATTCAAAACTCTTTTTCATCAGGAGAACTTTCTCCAACATTTTTTCGTACCGATTTAAAAGAATATTATCAAGGCTGTGATGTTTTAGAGAATTTTATTGTAGGGAAAAATGGTGGTCTATATAAAAGACCAGGGACTAAGTACGTGGCCACTCTCTCCGCTATAACACCAGAAAGAATTATCCCTTTTATCTTCTCTAAAAAAGAATCTTATATTGTCATTTTAGATGACGGAACCCCTGTTTTTCAGATAATAAGCAATGCAGGCGTAGCGGCTACATTAACTTATGCAGGGTTAAATGCTTCTTCTACCTTAATAGGAGATCCAAAAAAGTATAAGTACTCTCAGTCAGGGGATATATTAATTTTAACCCATTCTCCTGATGATGCTACTCAAAGTTCTAATTCATACCCTCCAATATTAATAATAAGAACAGCACTTGCTGCTTTTACTATTATGTTTTTCCATCATCCTTCATACCTAACTGGATTTCCTTCAATAGGGGAAGTAGCCACGGCTGCAATGGTTCCTTATGGTAATAGTAATGTTGACCCTGATATAAGATTCTATGTAGCTTCTGCTTCACAAGGGACAGGAGGAACTGTTTTTGCAGTAGACTCCGCCAATACTCCTATTGCTTTTTTCAAGGCAGGGCATAAATTCTTAGATAGTAGTTCTCTTGTTACTCAAGTTGGGTCCTATTTTCGTTTAGTAGAGGGAACTAGCGAACTAGTTCTTTTTGGGACTACAACAGTAGCAGACATACTTGTAACTTCTGCTAATTTAGATGCGGCCAGTAACCAAGTAACCATAACATCACATGGACTTGTTACAAGAGAACAATTCACACTAGAAGTCACGGGAGCTGGTGGGGCTAATCCTACTTTTACTAATGTTACTTTTGGTACTGTTGTTTTTGTTAAAAATGTAAACACCAACGTAATTACTTTACACCTAACTGATGCCGGGGCCGTAGCTGGTACAGGTCCAGTAGATATTGTTACTGTTGGGGCCGCTGGCCTTAGATTAGTCCCTCATAAACTCCAGAAAATGGACTGTACTATTGTAGAGGATTCAGGCGCAGCAATGACAATAACATCAGCAGCAACAGCTACTGATCAATGGGCGGAGTCTGCCTGGTCTACAGAGAGAGGCTTCCCTAGATTATGCGTGTTTCATGAACAGCGTTTATATCTAATGGGAACAGCGAAAGAGCCTGATACTGTTTGGGCCTCTCAGGTTGGGAATATTTTTAATATGATGCAAACTCGTCTAGCTCAAGATTCTTCTGCTAGATCGGTCGATCTATATGTTAGGGATTTCCCTTTAAAAGGAGCGGTCCTCCCTACCGACCCTTTCTCTTTTAATATAGCTTCAAAACAGGCCAATGTTATTAATTGGACAGAGTCTACTAGGGCATTACAAATAGGAACAGCAGGCTCGGAATATATTGTTAATGGATTCGACTCTATTATTTCAAGCTCTAGTATAAATGTTAAGAAACAAACGGATTATGGCTCAGGGAATATTCAGTCTACGTCTATAGGAAACTCTACTTTATTTGTGTCTAGAGAGGGGAAATCAATTAGAAGCTATATCTACAATGATGCTAATGGATCTTATATCTCTGTAGATTTAAGCTCGATCTCTGACTTAATGGTATTTAAAGGATATGGCGAAACGTCTACTGATGAAATGAAAGATAGCGCTTTTACTGAATTTTATTATCAGCCTTTAAGAAAAGTTATTTGGATACTTACGAATAATTTTCAATTAATAGGCATGACTATAAATGAAGAACAGCAAACAGCAGCTTGGCATTATCATCCAATAAGATCAACGGACAGAGTAAACTCTATTTGTGTTATTCCTAGTACAGACGGATCGTATGATGAACTTTGGATGGTATGCCAAAGAAGCATAAATGGAACTACTGTAGGATATTTGGAAAAGATGGGGGACGATTTCGACCACGCAGTTATTACTAATACTTCTACCGTGGATGACGATCATCCTTATTACTCAGATTGCTCTAAGCGAGTAGTTTTAGGCTCTTTAACCGCTACAGTATCAGGCCTTATTCACCTCACAGGAGAAACGGTTAAAGTCTTGGTTAACGGGGTAGTTCATGCAGATCGTGTTGTAAATATATCGGGAGAGATAACTTTATCTACTTCTTACGCTTCTGGTACTGAGGTAATTGTAGGGCTTCCCTATACCTCTAAATTTCGTACTAAGGACATAGAGGCAGGGGGCGATTTCGGATCAGCACAGGGGGCCATCCAGAGAATTGATAGAGTAGATGTTCGTATGTATAAATCCCAAAAAGGATCTTACGGAAAAGAGTCAGGGACACTAGATGATTTCGAGTATGAAGATTCTACATTGTTTACAGGGATTAAAAAAATCTTCCCCACTAATTCTCCAGATGAAAATACACAAATAGAAATACAACATGATGACCCAGTCCCATTTAATATCTTAAACCTCACTATGAGAGGTGTGACATACGACTAACCTTAGTAGCTTTCCAGCTAGACCATTTAGATAAGTTTATACCGAAGCATAATTATCCATCTTTACTAGAGGATATGAAGCGTAATATCTTAGACGTTAAGAAAACAATATTATCACTTATGTCATGGGATAATAAGGCTTGTGTGGCGGTGGTAGGAGTCACGGAACACCGTCTCGGAGTGGGCGAAGTGTGGCTTCTCCCCTCTGTTTTAGTGGATAAAACTAAACTAAATTTTTTTAAAGCTGTTAAACTTATAGTCGATGAATTAGCTTTAAAAATACTTAAGTTTAGACGCTTAGATTTAGCTGTGATGGAAGGTGATCTTCAAGGCTATAAATGGGCAGAAAAACTAGGATTCAAACAACAAGCACTTATTGAGGCTTATGATGAGCATTACAATAATGCTATGATGTTTTATAAGGTGGATAAATGGCTGTAGGAGCAGTAGCTTCAATTGTCGGATCTTCTCTTGGTGTTTACTCACAATACAAACAAAGCCAAGTAGAAGAAAAAAATATAGGGGAGAGATCCTCTTCTAAACGAACACAAGGCTTCGAGCTACTTGCTCGCTCTGAAATTAACATAGGGGAGTTAAAACAAGAGGCCGAGAAGTTTAAAGCAGGACAGGTAGCGGCTTTTGCTGCTTCTGGGGTAGACATATCCTCCAATGCTACTTTGACTCAATTGGAACAAACTAATCGAGATGTTTCTAATCAAATAGTTTTAGAAAGAAGAGAAGCTTCCTTTAGGGCCACGCAGATTTTTAAAGATGCAGACAATGATGTTAGCTTAATGAAAGACATAAAAAGCGCTAGAGGAATCAATATGTTTGCCGGGGTACTATCAGGGGCAGGCCAAGCCTCCTCTTTTGCTTCTAAAAAATAAAGTAATGGAGAGTTATGCCTAAAATACCTGTATCTAGCTTTAGTGGAAAAATAAGCAGTGATGTTCCCCAGGTTACTCCTGATCAAATATCAGGGGCTCCTTTTCAGGCCTTAGCGAATCTTGGGAAAGGTGTTCAGGATTTCGGAGTAGGAGTAGACAGGCTAATTGAGGCCCGTCAAAAGGCTACCTCTGACGATTTCATGCAAACAGAAAAAACTAATTTCGTTAAAGGGTACTCAGCTTTCAAAGAAAGCCAAGACGCTTCTTTGAGTGGGACAGGACACGAAGGGTATACAGAAACGAACCAAAGCTACATTGAGAATAATAAGAATCTTGCTATGGGGGATGCGCCTAACGACCAGGCTAAAGAAAGAGTAAAACAATTTTACGAAGACTTCTCCCTTAATAGCTTTGTTAGCGATTCGTCCTATGAAAACAAACAGAGAGGGGATTTTTATAAAACAAACTTTTTTAAGAATAGAGATGAGAAGCTTAATACCTTAAGCCAATTTACTTCCTTAAAAGAAACAGAGTTTGCATTTAGAGAGTTTAATAAAGATCTAAACGATAGCAATCTTTTTGACTCTAAAGAGAAGTTCTCACTTCAAAGTAAAAACTCTGATTTTGCTGAAACATTCCTTAATGCCTCACTAGCTAAAGGTAGCGGGCATTTAATTGAAGCGGAGGCATTCCTTAAATCAAATACTGACTTATCTAAAACAATAGACCCTAAAGCAAAAATTTCTTATCTAAGTAAGATTGAGAATCTAAGAGAGAATGAATTCAATAAAGTATTTAGGACATCATTATCTAATGTGGATAACGCTATTTCCCTTATGTCTTTAAAAGGCCAAGACCCTAATACTAAGGCCATTCTAGATAAATCGATGAGAGATGTTCAAGCATTCCAAAACTTACCTGGGGTAGACAATACTGTTATCGAAAAGGCTGTTAATAGAATACAAAACGCTAAGGACGATCTTAGTTTCAACAGTGAAATTAAAGGGCTTCGTTATGATCAGATAGTACAAAATGGGCAAATAAGTATTAACCATAGGGCAGTCCTAGCTAAAGATACTACTTTAGCAACTGCTGGGGATGATTTAAAAGTTGCTGATAGGCGAGCACATTTAGTTGCCGATTATGTTAAGGCCATTCAGAGTGATCCGGTTAAAGTAGCAGTAGGGAATAACCCTAATTTGGCTCAAGGTACTCAAGACATTTATGATTATCAAGTATCCATGGGATACCCTAACCCTGATTATTTCTCTAAAGATACGGGTAAAAATATAATGGGCTCCTTTAAAATGTCTAAGGATAAGAAAAACGAATTGGATCAATTTCAAAGCGAGTATGGAGAGATAGGGGTTAAGTGGTTAAACAAGAAGAGTAGTGAAGGGGACAAAGAAGCGTCTGTTCTAGCATTAGCTGCTTCTATGGATGATCCTTATACCAAGTATCTTTTACTAAATATTAAGGATAAGGAAGTTAAGACTCTATTTGAGTCAGACACTTCTCTTAAAGAAAACACTCCTTCTATAATTGACGAGGCTTTAAATGAGCACAGTAAAGGATTCAGAGGATTTTTCAATACTCCTTCTACTGCTCCCTTCGCTAATGTTATGAATACCAAAATGCAGACAGAGGTACGTAAATTAATGCTAGAAGGATTCTCTTTGGAAGATGCTTCTAAAAATGCTTACAAGACGGTTATTGAAAATAATATACAATTAGTCAGCACTGATACTGCTTCTATTATCCCTTTAATAGGAAAATACAATGATCCAATATTGGCCGATAAAGTTAAATCTTTTATTAAAGGTTATTCTAATAGTATTAAACAAAAATCTTTTGGAAATCCCTTCTCTGAAGCATCTAAAGAACAAGAGCAAGTGGCCAAAGAACTAGATATAGCTAAAGATGCTAACGGACTTAATTTCCCCTCTGATGGTGCTTTCATGAAATTTGTATCTGAAAATGAGCCTAAGTTTGAAATGGCACCAACGGGAGATGGATTAATTCTTACCTATGTGAATCCTGAAACTGAGAG